CAAGAGAGATTTCATGTATTCGATAGCAGTACATCTTGTAATTTAAGAGTAAGTGGAGAAAATAACAACAACAAAAAAGTAGAAATTGGTTATGATGCTAGTAATGGTCCTCAGATTAAAGCTGGAAGTAGCGGAATAAACACTTTAAAGTTTTTTGTTGATAATACAAGTCTAGCAATGACAATAGCCGCTAATGATGTGATTTCTGGTGATTTTAATGATACATCAGATGTTGCATTAAAAGAAAACATAATTGATTTAGAAAATGCTACAGAAAAATTAAAACAACTAAAAGCAAGAATGTTTGATTGGAAAAAAGAGGATAAAAGCAAAGAAGTTGCTGGATTTATAGCACAAGAGGTAGAAAATATTATACCAAGTGCGGTTGTTGGAGATGATTATGTTGAAACGACATTCTATACTGATGATGATGATATACCTGAAGATAAAAAAGTTGGTGATACAAAAGTAAGTGGCAACTCTGGTAAAGCTATTAATACCAGTGCAATATTAGCTTATGCAGTAAAAACCATACAAGAACTAGAAGCAAGAATAAAAACATTGGAGGATAATCAATGAGTGAAATAAGAGTAGATACAATATCAGAAAAGACATCAGCAAATGGTGTTGCTATTGATAGCGTAACATTAAAAGATGGTGGAGCAACACTAACAGATAACATAACATTTAGTGCATCTAGTAAAGGTGTACACTTAGGAGTTACTTCTGCAACAGCATCTAACTTATTAGATGATTATGAAGAAGGTACATGGACACCTGCTGCTACAAATACTAGTGATTTTAGTGGTTTTGCTGCTACAAATATGAGTGTTTCGATGGCACGATACACAAAAGTTGGAAGAGCAGTTAGTATAATGGCAAAAATATCATTTCCTGATAGTGGAAGCTCTGCTTTAGCAGTAGGAGATTCTGTGCAATTTGATGGTTTACCTTTCAGTATTGGTGGAAGTGGTACTGATGATGTTTTTGGTGCTATTCCAGCTCAATCATTTTTAAGAGATAGTACAAATGGTGGTGTTGCTCATTCTACTATAAATTATTTAGATGATGTTGTATTAAGAATAGTCGCAGTAAATGGAAGTGGTAGAAGGGATCAAACTATTTTATCATTTTCAGGAACATATTTTGCAGATTAACAATATAGGAGAAAAATAAATGGCAATAACAAAAGAAACAGAAATAGCAAAGATTGAAGTCGTTGGACAATACAAAGCTATCCAAGTTAGAACTGATACTGTCGTTAAAGAAAACGATAACGAAATATCACGATCAGCACATAGACACACTATACACCCTGATGATGACATATCTGGTGAGGACGCAGAGGTACAAGCAGTAGCTAATGCTGTATGGACTGATGAAGTAAAAGCTGCGTGGTCAGACTTAAAAGCTAATATCTAATGGAACAAGAAAACAGAGAAGCTATTATCCGTATAGAGGGTAAACTAGAACTGTTAGATCAAAAACTAACAACTCTGAAAGATAATCATTTATGTCATATTGAAAAAGATATGAAACAACTGAGAACTCTTGTGTGGTTTATAGGAACTACTGTTTTCTTACAAATGTGTTACCTAATTATACGTACCCTTATGTAGTATTGCACGTCTAGTGCAAATCAACTAAATATTAAGTATGAAAAACAAGTGCATACTGGTTATATCTGATACGCACTGTCCATATCACCACCCTGATCTAATTCCTTTCCTTTCTTCTATCAGGCGAAAATACAAACCTGATAGGGTGGTGCATATTGGTGATGAAACAGATAAACATGGTCTAAATTTTCATGGACAAGACCCTGACTTACCAAGTGCAGGAGATGAACTAGAAAAAGCAAGAACCACTATACACGAGATTGAAAAACTTTGGAGTAATGTAGACTTACTACACTCCAATCATGGATCACTTGCATACCGCAGAGCTTTCAAAGCAGGACTACCCAGAGCATATATGCGTGGGTACAACGAAGTATTAGAGGTTGGT